AATAAACTTTACAGAAAAAGACATAGATGAAAATCATCCTGCAGAAGGCTTGCGAGATAAATTAAAACTTGCATTAAGGACTTTGAGCAAATTAAATTGGAACACAGTTGCACAAGGTGATATGTTATTTTCTAAAGAAGATTTACAAAAAACAAATGTAGATGGCGAAGAAGTTTTACTGTTTAAACCTAACACAATAGTTTATGCAGTTCCTACTAATAGTGATTTAGCAAAAGAGATTGCTAGTGCAGATATAGGCATTGTGTGGCACACAGAGTATGTAGGTGGACCTACACTTGCAGATACACGAGCCAAGTTTGGTTTTAATGCTGATGTATTAGGCAATAATAAAAGTGTATGGCATAGAGATGCTATAATTAAAAATTTAAGCGGCGTAGTTACATTTACAAAAGAAGAAAGTATAGATGTATTAAATGCAATTAATTCTGCAACAGCATATATGAAAAGTATAGATTCTAGCACATTTAATTGGTTAGAACAAGGAAATGAACTAATAGGTAAAGAATTTTTACAACAATTAAAGGCTCATGTAAACAACAATATCAGAGCAGGAGCATTTGATGAGCCTACTAAGTTTGCACAAGGATTTATTCAAAAGTATGTAGCCTTTATGACAAAAGAAATAGACAAAGTAAAACAACAATCTACTAAAGATGCTAAATTACAAAAACAGGTAGCAGGTGTAAAATTTATAAGAAAAAATTTAAAAAGTATTGTAGCAGTATATGATCTATATTTAAAGATCATAGAAGCAAAAATTAAGATCATACGGAAGTTAGAGATAATTAGGCAAATGCCTACATTTAAAGAGACTGAAAACGGATACGAAGTAACAGCAGAAGAAGGATTTGTTGCTGTAGATAGAAAGGGTAATGCTTTGAAACTAGTAGATAGATTAGAGTTTAGTAAATTAAACTTTGGAACAGGTGCACCTGGAAAATGAAAGATCTGACTACTGATGAAATGATAGCATACTTAGAAAAGGCTATGGAAGAGAAGCATCATCCAGATTGGCTTGGCTGGGTAGGTCAAAATAAAATTTTTAAATACAAAACTATTCCTATAGACTCTGTGGCACCAGCAGATGGTTGGGAAGGAGATCAAAATAAGATAGATAATATGGCTAAAAGTGATTTGAATAATGCTCCTCTAATTGTAATTCATAAAGATGGCACTATGATTGATGGCAATCATAGACATCAAGCATTAAAGAAACAAGGTGCTCAAACATTTAAAGCCTATGTAGGCGAAAGCACAATGGACTTAAAATTAGTAGATAACGAAATATCAGAAGCAAGACTATGGCGTCAAAGTAGACAATTTGGCGAGATGGATGGACGAGGTATTGCCGATTTATTATATCTAAGTTTTTTATCGTTGCTTACATTTGCAAAAGATGATTATAAATCCGATTATGCTAAAGCATACGCAAGACAAACATCGCAGTATGGTACTTTTACCATGTTTAGAAGTCATGCTACAGACATTTATCTTTTAGCATATCAAGTAAAAAATCCAAAAAACAAACATATAAGTTTAAAAAATAACATAGAAAGCACTAGGTTTTTAAAAAGTTTATCTTTCGATTCTAGAAAATTTTATTTCATACTATCTAAAATTGCAAGAGGCAATCTCAATAAAAGCGAAATATCTACATACCTTTTTAGATTAGAAGCACAACTTAAGATATCAAATGCAAACTTCAAGCAATATAGACGTTACATCAATGATTGGGAAAATTTAAAATTTGCACAAAGGCAATATGTTACCAGCAAACTTATTCAAGACTTTAGACGATTAGGTCGAGGAAGTGAAATGGTTTCATCTTTGAGTGATATGGCAAAGTATAAAAAATACAGAATATCAGATGAAGTTAAGAGTAGAAGTTATAAAAAACCAAAACCTTCAGCAACTTCAAGAGTAGTTGGTACAGCCGCAGGTGCAATAGCAGGTAGGTATGTTGGTAAAAAGGTTGCAAAGAAGTTGGGCAAAGATATTGATAAATATAAGAAGTACGGCACAGGTATAGGCGCAATAGCAGGTTATTGGGCAAGTGGCCGGAAGAAACAACAATGAAAATAAACGAGATAATTTTAAAAGAAGAAGCATTTAGTCCCCAAGAGTTAACGGCTTATGCATCATCTCTTTATCAATTGGGTAGAAGTAGAGAAGCAGTTTTGACTTTACAAATTGCTTCTGATCCTAAATATAATAACTCGATTGATGCTATTCAAGGTGAAGTTGCACGTCGAATCTCTAAAATGACTGGTGGCGATAAAGAAGCATCTAAACAAGAATTTGATTCAGCAAGAAATAATTATGTCAAAGCATTTGGTGGTGCTCCTAAACCTAGTCCTCAATCTAGTGATGAACCTAGATCACGAGGTGCCCAATTAGGTAATACAAACGCTCAAAAGTATGATAAAAGACCAGTGTCTAGTTATAGACAAAAAGCCAAAGATTTTTATCATGACAATAAAATTGATACAACAAGTCTAGGATCGACAGTAGGTCAGTATTCACCTAGATCATCTAAATAAAAACTTTTAAATTTGATAAATAAGTGCATATGATACTTTTACAGTATCTGTGTTAAAGGAGAATTATAATGGCACAAGCAGATAGAAGAGCGGCGGCGGCTGGCGAGTTTATTGGTAAAGACGTATTTCTTAAGAGTTTCACTCAACAATCAGGAAATATTTCAGCAACTCAATTAACAGCATTAGTTAGCACAGTTCAAAACTTAAACCTTTCAGTATTAAAACTTGGCGCAGTAAGTGGTGCGGCAGTTAATATGATTCTAGAAGGTGCAGACAACCTAGCAAATGGTGACATTGACGGTCACGTTATTGCAGACGTCTCATTCTAAGTTAAACAAACTTAATAAAAAGGCAGTTATACTGCCTTTTTTTATGGCTAGAAGTGATAAATAAAAGCAAAGGATACATTAGAACAAGTATCCAGTAACATAGGAGAATTACAATGGCACAATCAAATCCAAACGCGGCAGTTAGAGCGGCAAACGGTTTCGTAGGCACAACTCACATCTTAGAAGTAGATGACGTAACAGCAGTAACAGTTGAAGCGGCATGTACTGAAGCACAAAACGAAGGCTTCGTAGTTGTAGCAGTTGAAGGATTAACAAGTGGTAGTCACATCGCTGTACAAGGCGCGGCGGCAACACCTTCAATCACAGGTACTACATTGATCGCAACATTTAGTTAAGATTTAATTTAACAGAAAAGAATCCTCGTTTATACGGGGATTTTTTTTGACTAGTAAAAAGTATAAACTGATAAATAGTACAAAGACGGAGACACACATGGTTGGACAAAGAAGCGGTGCGATGGGCAGTAGTGAGGTTTTATCTAGTAATATAGAATATTACACACTATTCACTACAATTGATATCACACGTACAGGCGATTTTTCTGATAACACACAAAAAGATTTTGAAAGTGTTGTACAAGTAATAGGGTTGAGAGCACAACCAATTATTATGAATACACCGGTAGCACTTAATGGTGTAGGCCAAAATCTTTTAGAAAATTATGGTGCACCAAGTATTACTGGAGCAGGTTGGATTTTTAAATTTGCTTTTGAAAGAGAAGGTGTACACACATTAGACACGTTAAAAGATGAATTAAACGGTATTGTTTTAAACGGCGGTACTATAGATACAAAGAGTTCTATTAATATGGAATTCACTAAACAAGATTTATTATAATATGCCAAAGAAGCCTACAATTAAAAAAGAAACTAAACCTTACAATCAAGACGGAAACTTAGAAGCACACATTATTGCTGATATGTTACGAATAGAAAGTATTACTACTGAGTTACGTGAATTCAAAGATGATACAAAAATGCGATTTAATAAATTAGAAAGTTGGATTGTAGCGATTGTAGGAATAACAGTAACATCATTACTTGCTATTATTGGTATCTTCATAGAGAGTTTACTCGGATGAAATTAAAAGAATTCAGCAGTATACTTGAAGCCAGAATGGTATGGCGTAAACAAGGTAATAAGATTAAACGTGCAGTTCGTTGCACTAGTGGTCCTAGAAAAGGTAGAGTGGTTGCAACATCATCGCAATGTTCTAAACCTATTAATATAGCAAAAAGAATAAATCTCAAACGAACTAAAGCCAGACTAGGCG